TATCTATTGAGGGCGATAAATCTGGAAATATCTCCGCCGGATTACGCTTATCTTTTTAACGGCTACCTGACAATCCCGTCAGCCCCGTAACCTGCGGCTACCTTCTTATGCCAAGAAGCCCCGTGTGATAGGAGAAAAAAATGGCAAAACAACGCGGACATCGCGCAACTAAAGCGAACGATTCTTTCGGAACTATCAACGACGATCAGCTTTATCGAGGTAAATACCGTGATGAAGTCTACGAAGATGATGATGAAGTAGAACAAGAAGCAGCGGACCCCTCTGAAAAGGAAGAAGAGGCTACTCCCGAAGCAACGAGTTTTGCGGAACCAAAAGAAGGTTCGGATACGGACTACAAGAAACGTTACGACGACCTCAAACGTCATTATGACGCGAAAATTGAAGAGTTTAAGGCTGAACGCCAAGAACTAATCGAGGCTCAAAAAGCAGGTAAGGACAGCGGACTAACGGCGAGTGAACTACCGAAAACTCCTGAGGAGTTGGAGCAGTTTAAAGCTAAGTACCCCGATGTCTACGCTATCGTAGAAACCGTTTCTTCTATGCAAGCAGAAAACCGTATGAAGGAGCTGAAGGAAGAGGTTAGCTCTCTCAAAGGTAAAGAGAAAGAACTCAAAGTTCAGTCGGCATACAAAGAGCTACTTGCAAAGCATCCGGATTTTAACGATATCAAAACCGATGAAAACTTCTTAAATTGGCTAGACCAACAACCGGAGTCCATCGCAGACGGTATCTATAAAAATAATACGGACGCAGTCTGGGCATCTCGTGTCATCGATCTGTACAAAGCAGATATGGGTGTTACGACTAAAAAGCGCAAATCCGCAAATGCTGATCCCGCCGCCTTAGTGAAGGCTCCTAAGTCTCGCGAAGTGGGTGATGCAAATTCTGATAAGAAGATGTGGAAAGCATCTGAGATTGGAAAGCTCAAGGCATGGCAATTCGAAAAGTATGAGGCTGAAATCGACGCTGCACGTGCTGAAGGGCGAATCGACTATTCACGTTAAATAACAATAAAGGTAATTAAAAATGGCATTTCCTAGCGCAGGTGGTTATACAAACCTACCTAATGGTAACTTTACTCCAGAAATCTTTTCACAGAAAGTTCTGAAGTTTTTCCGTCGTGCTTCTGTAGTAGAAGATATCACCAACACCGATTACGCGGGTGAGATTGAAAACTACGGCGACACTGTACGTATCATCAAAGAACCAACAATCACTGTATCTAGCTACTCTCGTGGTGCGACTGTATCTCCACAAGATTTGGCAGACGATCAGATCACTATGGTTGTTGACCAAGCTAATGCATTCGCATTCAAGATCGACGACATCGAAGAGCGTCAGTCACACGTTAACTTTGAAGCGTTGGCTACTTCTTCAGGCGCGTACTCTCTGAAGCGTAAGTATGACGCAACTGTACTCGACTCAATGGTAACCAATGCGGGTATCAATGGTGAGTCAGGCGCATCTGTACAGCAAGTAACTGGTATCGGTACTTTGGCAACTCCATTGTCAGTATCTACTGGTGACATCGCTGTTAACACCATGTTGGCAATGGCTCGTGCATTGGACGACCAGTCTGTACCAGAAGAAAATCGTTTCTTCGTTGCTCCTCCTGCATTCTACGAAACTCTGTTCTCAGCAGGTTCTAAGTTCGCAGAGGTTCAGGTAACTGGCGACCAGACTTCTCCACTGCGTAACGGCTTGGTAATGCAAGGCATGATCGCGGGCATGAAGTGCTACAAGACCACTGCATTAAACGATACAGGTACTGACATCGTTACTTTGACTGGCTTGGGTGCAGGTGAGAATGCAATCTTGGCAGGTCACATGTCTTCAACTGCTACTGCTTCGCACATCGCGAAGACCGAAGTGGTTCGTGACACCGGTACTTTCTCTGATATCGTTCGCGGCTTGCACGTGTTCGGTAGCAAAGTACTTCGTCCAGAATCATTGGTTCGTGGCGTAGTTTCACTGTAAAGTGAGCTAGGGAGGGGGGTCTCCGGACCCCCTTTCTCTCAGCACTTTTATTGAGAGTGTTGTGAGAAACATAATAGGAGAAATATATGTTTGGTCGTAGACGTAGCCGGTTTTCTCGAGCAGCTAGCTTACCGAGAAAAAGAGGAAGACGAAATGCAGGTAAAGCACCGGGTTTTGCACCGGGTAAAGCACCGGGTTTTGCACCGGGTAAAGCAACCCCAGAAGATAAAGCTAGATTTGCTTTAGCCGCAGCCCAACAAAAAACGGCAGCATCAGCACCAAAAGCAACCTCGACTCCCCCTACAGGTGTAATGACCGTTGCACGTGAGGGTAGACAAGCGGGTATTAAGGGTAAACCGATGCGTTACACCGAACGTTGGGCAAAAGCTCGCGGTAAAAAATAAGAGCTGTTGACAGATTAAATTCTATCCTATACCATCAAGACACCACCCCCGGGGTTATACCATATATGAACTACACAGAACGTTGGGCGATGGCTCGGGGCGGTAATTCTGCCGAGCGTAAATACGCAAACGGCACCACCTACAAAGATAGTGAAGGTAAAACCCACAAACGCGTAGCTCACCCCGGTACTAAACGTGGGGATGCATACTGCGCCCGTTCGTCTGGTCAGAAGAGTAAAGACGGTACTAAATCAGCTAAACTCCGTGCTCGACGTAAAGCATGGGGTTGTCGCGGTAAAAAGTCAGTTAAGTAATGTCTAGCGCAAATATATCAACACACAGCCGTATGAAAACCGTTGGTACGGAATGCGGTACTGAAGATTTACAAGTAACCGTATACACCTGCCCCAACAACTGCCGTTCCCACGTATCGATGTTGTTCGTGAGTAACTCAGGTGGCAACACGACGGTTGATGTTGAATTCGATAGAGCCGACGGGACACACATCCATATTCTCGGTGGCAAGAACATGGTAACCGGTGACTACGTCCAGTTTACCGGCGGGGAGATGATCATGGAGCCGGGGGATGTTATTCATTGCACACCCTCTGGAAACGCAAGTCCCCACATCGACATAATGTTAACCGTCGAAGAATTCTTTAAAGTACCCGGCTAAGGAAATTAAATGAGTAGTACATACCTACAACTAACAAATAAACTACTCCGCCGACTTAATGAAGTAGAAATTGATACCGCGGACTTTACCGGTGCTCGTAACGTACAGGCACTCGCTAAGGACGCTATAAACGCATCGATCCGTGAGATTATCTCGTACGTACAACAGTGGAACTTTTTACTTACGCAAGAAGAAGTGACCCTCACTGTCGGTACCCAAGAATACAGTTTCCCGTCAGATATGCACGTGGTGGACTGGGACTCGTTCTTCCTCAAGAAGGATGCGAGCATCAATACCAACGCAAAAGAACTTGACGTAATTAATTTCGATGAGTATCAGAACCGCTATCGTGCATCCGATGCCAACATGGAAACTACCTCGTATCAAGCACCACAGCGTATCTACCGTACTCAACAGACTAAGTTTGGCGTGAGTCCTCCACCAGATAAAGCCTACACCATCCAATACAACTACTTTAGTTTTCCGGATGATTTAGCTGTAGCAACCGACACCACAGTAATTCCCCCTCGATTTGAACACGTCATCATGGAAGGCGCGATGGTCTTTATGATGCGTTTCCGCTCTAACGACTCCGCAGTTGGCTACCACCTTCAGAAGTTTAAAGAAGGTATGGACTACATGCGCCGAGTACTACTCGATCCGCCTGATTACTTCCGCGCAAACACACAGGGGTAAACTGTGCCACAAGATCAGTTACAGGTACAAAGCATATCGTGTTCTGGTGGTCTTGATACTGCTCGAGATGTACTCTCGCAAGGGCAGAACCAACCGGGTAGCGCAATTCGCCTCATAAACTACGAGCCATCGGTAAACGGTGGCTATCGTCGTATTAGCGGCTTCACAAATTCGTATGGCACAGTACCGGGTACCGGCAAGGTTCTCGGAGTGTGTGTTGCCAACGGTATTAACGACGGAATTCTCGCGTGTCGTGAACCCTCGAGTGGCACGGACTATCTCCATTACTGGGATGACGCCACAGAAGCGTGGGTAGCAGTTACCTCTGTTGGTTCTCCGAGTATGTCGGGTGTTACCAAAGTTCGTATGATCCCGTACAACTTCAGTGGTCCGAAAGTACTGCTAGTTGACGGTCAAAACCCCGCAGCCTACTACGACGGCACCACCTACGCACAGATCACTGGTGCTACAGCTCCATCCGATCCCGCTATCGGTACTGGCTACGCAAACCACATCTTCCTTGCGGGTGATTCCACCGAACCCTACAACTTGTGGTTCTCAGCTCCGTTTGCGGAGAATGACTTTACGGCTGCGAGCGGTTCGGGCGTCATCAACGTCGGTTTCGAGATCAGCCAACTCAAGGTATTCCGTAACGAACTCTACATATTCGGTACGAACAACATCAAGAAACTAACCGGTACG